GGGAGATCCTATCTCCGGGGCAAAGTTAAACTCTTGTCAGGAGCCTAACCGACTCGCTACTCCAGCGAGCCCATGCCGCTCGATCTAAAAGATCGAGTCCCAGAGGAAAGCCGTCCCAGTTCGGGGACGCGTATTTCCTCAAATGGTATGAAACCTTTTGCCCATGAGGGCGCAAGGCCATGGAGCCATTCACAAGTCCTCCGTTCAAGATACACAGGACGACACCGTCGCTATTAAACGACCATCGTCCGAATGCATCTGGCACACGCCACTTGTCGAATAGAAAGACCGCCCTATCTACCTTTGGCTCGAATGCCGAAAAGATAAAATGCCCGTGAGGGTTAGGCGGACTGACCATGCAAGAGGGAACTTGTATGCCTGAATCCCACGCAAAAGAGCGCGGGACAAGAACCCTTGGAAGGGTCCTTGCCAAATAGAATATGGTTTGGTTAAGCCCGATATTAAGTCGAGCAGACCACATACGTATCTGGTTCAAGAAAGAGTAAAGAGAGCCGCGAGATTGATCTCGTAGGTATACAGGACGTATATTGTGGCCATTATAGGAGTCAAGGCCACAAGACTCTCTGAACGGTCCTTCTGAAAAGGACTTCGCCTCGTTTAACCGGAACCCAAGTATCTTCAATAATCGACATACATCGCGAAAGGCATAAGCCGGAACGATGATATCGTCACCAAAAACACCGAAGTTACCCGGGACGAGTTGCTTACCGCGGCAGATATTGCGGGATAGTTGATACCCGTTCATATCGAAGACGGCTTGCACGACACACGAAAAGACCAACGTTTGTAGAGGGAACGTAAAACCGTTGCCCATCGTTGAAACCATATTGAGCCTGACAAGCTCGCCCGACGGTAGCTTAGCTTCACGAGACCTTAAGGTCTCTAGCATAGCCATCACATGCCGGGGGAGGACGCTTCGCAGCATCCTCAGGGACATTGAGTCACTAGCACTTTTGAGGTCAATTGTGGCAAAACCACAGCGAACCCCATTCAGCGCCAATGACCTATTTAGTACTTGTTGATTAGACAAGTCTATAGAGAACTGGCTTCTGAGGACATCCTCAAAAACAGACCCTAGCCCTTGCTGAAACCACATGTTTAATGTTGGTTCAGCACATATGGTTCTATCCGTGTCATTCGACTTGTTGACGAAACTTATTTTGCTACTGACGATGTCGCCGTCGATCCCAAACTGGAGTTGCCTCACGAATTGTGAGGACTGCCACCGGGGCCTACGAACGACACATCTCGAGAATAACTCGAAGATCGAAGCAGAAGAAGCAGTGAGTCTTGCGTCAAATAGTTTCTTAAATAACGCAGTGTCTCGACAGCCTGCCTGAACGCCAGGTCCTAAGGCCCCTCTATCAAAGAGGTCGCATAGGTTGTCATTCAACAGCAATTCGTGCCCGAAGACACGATCGACCACCATTCTGAAATGACCCCATAAGAGGTCATCATGGAGTGATCTTTCTGCACTTAACTCCCAGGTACCACAAAGTCCATTGGACTCATGGAATACCTCGAGCGCTTTGGCGGAGGCGCCATCGCTCTTCTCTGTCACGCATTTCTTCAATGCGTTGTTCAATAGGTGAACTGCAGCATGTGTTTCCATCTCATCATCCGGATATACCGGGATGGTGGAACTACGCATGTAGGCAGCGATCTGTTGATCGCGGTCTAAGAAAGGACTCAAGTCGCGTACAAGAGCATCGTAAAGAGCTTTCACAGAGAACGTCATGGAACGTACCTCGCCCTGCCATGTGGCTCGGGCTGAATTGAACTTACGGGCCTAATCTTCTCCACACAAACTGGCAATCAAGCCAAAGCGTGGCTCGCCATTCCGGCGATTGAGGTTTTCTAGACCTCCAGAAGACTAGTCGGGAAATGATCTTAAGCACCTGGATTCCCCTTACGGAGAACCAGTAATCAGGGTGTCACCTAGGCCAGAGGAAATCTGGGCCAAGGCACCAATAGCAAAAGAGAGCATCGCCCTAACACTTTCCGGGTCCTGGACCTCGGCACCTGCGGGGACATTGACTTTAATGTCAATTTCCGCATTGTACCGATAGTCTGGAACCACTTCTACGCCCTTGCGGACGAGAATTCGGGTCGTGTTTCGCGGGATCGAGATAGGTTGGCCAGTACTCGCTGACCGCCCGGGTTGCCCTTTAGGGGCACTCGGACTCTCGAAGGTTATAGTGAAGGAATTACCCACACTATGGACCTCAACTCCAGCTTGCGTTCCGCCTTTCGCGGAAACGTAGTATTGTTTCCCACGTACCCCTTGAGGGGGTGTGTCCGCAGTTACGTCATACGTCGGGCTTGTTAGGCCCGTTTGTGCCGCACCTGTGACATTTGACAAAGTTATCATGGATGACTCCGAGTTGTATGGGCTAATTTCTAATACGCCCAATGAGGGACTTGCTCACATCTGTCAGCGCGGTTGAAAGAGCCGCGATGTTGATCCACTGAGAAGAGAAATGGGGGATTTGGATAACTGGAATAATCCAGAGTGCGTTGGGGTTAACCCAACGACGCCAAAATCCCTTGTATCCCAAGACAGCTTCGTGAGGGTGCATTTGAATGGAAGGTGTAAGCCCTGCGGAAACAAAGAGATTATTTGTGTATGCGGTGTCAGGAGTCGCTTTAAAGAGCTCAAAGCCCGTTATCGACTCAGAACTGCCACCCGTCACAAAAGTATAATCCAAAGATCCCGCGGCTGATAAGCACGCACCGATGTTAACAAAATAATCGGTTACGAACGAGAGCGGCAAGAGTTGCCAGGCCGTCGCTACCCAGTCATGGGGAGCTAAGCCCAGGTTTTCGACAAACCTATTCTCACGATTAACGTCCCGCCTAACGATTGCATAAAACCGGAATTTATGAACATATACTATGTTCTCCCGGACTGTCCATCTAAACCACCCATTATCTGGGTCGCTATATGGCAGATGCTGGATCTCATCTTTTACTACTTCCTGCATTCCTGCAGAAGTTTCGAAGATCTCGAGGTCCATCAGGTCTAACCGCCTATTCATTGCGGCACCTGACTCGTTAATTGAATTTACCAATGGACGCCATTGGAAGGCGTATTCAAGGTAAGTATCTCGCACCACTTCTGCAATGGCTCTGGCTTTTTGGAGACCTGTGCACCGTTTCGTTACGGTACCTAGGTAGTTTGAAAAGCCATCCCAGAGTGATTTTGCGGGGGTTCGTATTCCTTGGATGGTTTCGCGCAATTCGCCAACATCTTGGCCTCCAGCGTATACACGACTGGACCCTTTGATATTATTGAGGAACCGCACTACTAACTTATTATATGAATCTTGGGGAAATGCAGGCTCAGATGGGCCCACATAATCTCCAAAACCGGCAGCAGCCGGGTAGCCATTAAAGACCACACGACCACTTCCTGTACTACTGCCACTTGGGTAGGTGTAATTAACACTTGCTTGGGTAGCTTTTGAATCAAAACTTTGGCTCCACGTTTGGTATGGAAGCGTCGCATCCTGACGTAAGGCAATAATTTCCTTATAGTTGGGTAGCGACGCGGACACCTTCCCTAAATCCGTACGGACGAAGGAAGATGAACCGAACCGGCTATAATCATAGCCGTCCGAATTCGAATTAAAACTCGAATTCGGTAAGACGTAACCTTTAGTTTTGATGCTAGTAGTCATATAAACCGCCTCCAAAAGGGGCGAGGAAGATCGCTACGTGCAAATGCACTTGCGAGAGGCCACC